GCGTCAGCCGCAGGACCGTCGAGCGCGACCTGCTCAGCATCGCCAGCCTGTTCGGCATCGAACGCGAGGGGAGACGACCGGAGGGGTATCGCTGGTGTCGTCGGGTCGAGATCGAGTCGCACTTATCGCGCGCGCGCGTTTCCGGTGGCCAGCCATGACCGCCCGTCACGCATCGGCCGAGTGCTTCCATTCGCTGTCGTTCCAGTCGCACGCCTGCCGCGTCGAGAGAGAGATCGAGGATTGGATTCGTTCGCAGGGTCGCCGGCAGATCACCCGCCTCGATGTCGAGCACGGGACCGGCGTGAAGTATTCGTCGGTGTCTGGGCGGGTAAACGCCCTGATGTCGAAAGGGCTGGTATTCGAGACCGGCGAGTACGTCGTCAACCGCGAGACCGGTAAGCGCGCCGCCGTCCTGCGCCACCGCGACCACATGGCCGGCATGCAGGGGGTTCTGCTGTGACCTACACGCCATGTCTCGACGGCCGGCTGGCCGAGAAGGTTGCCGACTCCGAGCGAATCGCCCGGGAGACCGAGGCGTTCCTTGCGCGGGGGGGGCAGATACGCCAGATCGACCCGAGCGTGTTCGCCGATCCGACCGACCCGGCGTGCGCGGTCATGCGCTACCGGTCGCAGGCGGCGGAGAAGTCGAAGCAGGAAGGGCTCAACCGCATGCACCAGTCGCAGCACCGCAGGCGCAGCAAGAAAAACAACTCGGACATCTTCGGGGGTGAGGGGTGAATCAACTCGTCATGTGGTGTGTGTCCGTCCTCGGCTGCCTGCTGTTCGCGGCTTCCGTCATCGCCCTCGCTTTCGGCGACGAGTACATGTCTCAGTGGTGCCTGGTTCTCAGTGTTGGCTGCCTCGGCGCATCGTCGGAGATCCGCAAGGTATGACCGCTGATCGGGCTCCCGGCTGCTTCGGCAAGCAACGATTCGCCACGTACGACGATGCCGATCGCGTTGCAGCGAAGGCGCGCGGTGGGCGTCCTGGCAATCGCGCGACCGTGTACCAGTGCAAGTCCTGCAAGCACTGGCACATCGGCAGCAGTCTGCGGAGGAAGCCATGAGCGAGATCCTGCTCGTTCTGCCGTATCCGATCAGCGCAAATCGCTACTGGCGATCTTTCGTTCCACGTGGAGCGTCGCGCGCGATCGTGACGGTCAGCGATGAGGCGAAGGCGTACAAGAACGCCGTGCGCGCGTGCGCGTTCGAGCGGGGCATCAAGTCTCCGCTGACATGCCGCGTTGCGATGCAGATCGACCTGTACCCGCACCGCCCGCAGGACTGGCTCAAGCGCGCGAAACGCGATCCCGAACTGTGGGACGACACCGTGCAGTGCATCGACCTGGGCAACGCCGAGAAGGTTCTCGCTGACGCGCTGCAGGGGATCGTCTACGACGACGACAAGCGCATCTGGCAGCAGGTGAAGCGGCGCATGGTTCCGGACGGCGAGGGCAGGGTGGTGGTGACGATCCGGCCGCTGGTGGTTGAGCGCGTCCAGGCGCAGTTGTTGGAGGGGTGATCCATGGAGCTACTGATAGCCATGATTCTGCTAGTTGTCGTAGGCGTGGTCGGGTGCGGCGTGGTGCTGTGGTTGTATCGCGGTCCGCGCGGTAAAGATCTGTGCAAGGTGATCTCTGCTCCCGGTGTTCCGCGCGCTCCATGGATGGACGACGAGATGACCTTTAATGCGTTCACCAAGAGGTACGAGGAACACCTAATCGAGTCCAAGATCGTCCAATTCCGCCGCGACGAGATCCGCAGATTGATCAACGACGATCCGCGTCACCCTCTGCGCCGATTTCGTGGGTATCGGAGCCGCGTTCTGCAGTTGCGAATCGGCAGTGGCTGACCATGGCCAACCTGCGCCCCAACGAGAAGCGAGTCGACTGGTTCCAGATCCTGGCCGACCTGCGCCGGATCGGCCTGACCGACGTCGTCGTGGCCGAGCAGACCGGAATCCCGCGCACCACGCTGCTCGGGTACAAGCAGGGCGCCGAGCCGAAGCACGCCGACGGCGAACGCCTCCTCGCGTTCTGGCGCCAGAACATGATCCCGCCTGTTCCGACGCGCTCACCGCTCGATCCCGCGTGATTGTCGGGATTCCGACACCGGGCCAGCCAGACACTCAGGGTCCCGAGCAGTTCCCACCCGCCGCACCGGCGGCATCCGAAGCGAGGACGAAACCCGTGGCCGCAACTGGCAAACGACGCACGATCACCCCGAAGACTCCTGGCGCCGAAGCTCCGGCCGCTGCCCCGGCTGCAGATCCCGCCGCACCGGCGGCATCCGAAGCGCCGGCAGCCACGCCCGAGGTGACCGCCGAGACCCTGCAGCGCGAGCTCACCGAGCCGGCCCGCCGCAATGCCCCGGACGAACTGCCGGACGAATCCGAGATCGACCCGCACACGATCACGCGCCCCGTGCTCACGAAGCAGGGCTACGTGATGCCGGCGGAAAAGCCGAAGGGCTGACCCGATGGGATGGCTAAGTGACGCCTGGGATGACTTCCAGAGCAACGTGCTGGACGACGCACTCGGCATCGAGGGCGACATCGCTCAGAGCGTCAAGGAGGGCATCAAGGGCGCCGAGGACTGGGTTCTCGACGATGCCCTCGGCCTCCGCGATCTCGATACCCGCATCACCGACAACATCCTCGGATGGACGGATGAGGCGGCAACCAACCGGGAAAAGCGCGACCAGGCCAACGCGATCCGCAACGCCCAGATGGCGCGCGACCTCCCGACGCAGCTCGCCAACGCAGCCCTGGCTGCTCGCCGCAGGCGGATGCGCAGCATGTCGCTGATGGCGTCCGGCAGCGCGACCGGAGCGTCCGGCGGCGCCCCTCTGTCGAATGTGATGGCAACCGGCCTCAGCCGCCTCGGAGCGTGACGTGTCAGCAGCAGTTGCCAAAGAGATCATCGATCGCCGCGACGGCCTGAAGTCGCTCCGCCAACCGCACGAGTCGGTGTGGCGCGACTGCTTCGACCACACGCACCCCATGCGCGGCAGCGGCCTTGAGGGCAACGTGCTCGACGCCGTCCAGGCGGCGAACCGAAACGCCAAGCTGCTCGACAGCACGGCCGCAGATGCCGCCCGCACTCTGACCTCGACGATGTGCGGCGGCATCCACCCGTCGAACTCGATCTGGTTCGGGCTGAATGTCGGTCTCGAGAGCGATGACGAGCAGCGCTGGCTCGATGATCGCGCTCGCCAGATGTGGGAAGAAATCCACGCCAGCAACTTCGATGCCGTGTCCTTCGAGTGCATCCTGGACGGCGTTGAGGCTGGCTGGTTCGTCATGTACATCGACGAGGCCAAGAGCGGGGGCGGGTACCACTTCGAACAGTGGGCAATCTCGCAGTGCCACATCGCCGCCAGCACGGCGGGTGGGGCGATCGATACGGTCTACCGCACGTACCGGCTGAGCGCGCAGCAGGCTGTGTCCGAGTTCGGCGAAGGCGGCGTCCACGAGACCGTCGCCAAGCTGGCCAAGGAAAAGCCCGCTGAGATGATCGAGTTCGTGCACGCCATCGAGCCGCGGTCTACCTACGTCGTCGGCGCCAAGCTGGCGAAGAACATGCGGTTCCGTTCCTGTCACGTGGATACGAAGAACCAGCACGTATGCCGCGAGTCCGGCTACCACGAGTTTCCGTGCGTCGTCCCGCGCTGGCACAAGATCCCGGACAGCCACTACGCGGTCGGCCCGGTCTACGACGCGCTGCCCGACATCCGCATGCTGAACGAGGTCAAGCGCCTCGAGCTGGCCGCCGCGGACATCGCCATCGGTGGCATGTGGATCGCCGAGGACGACGGCGTGCTGAATGCGCGCACGATCAAGCTGGGACCGCGCAAGGTCGTGGTGGCCAACAGCACCGACTCGCTGAAGCCGCTGACCTCCGGCAGCAACTTCAACATTTCGTTCACCATCGCCGCAGACCTGCAGCGCGCGATCATGCGCACCCTGATGGCCGACCAGCTTGGCCCGCAGGACGGACCGACGAAGACGGCGACCGAGATCCATGCGCGCGTCGGCCTGATCCGCCAGATGCTCGGCCCGGTGTATGGCCGCTTCCAGGCTGAGTACCTGCAGCCGCTGATCGAGCGTTGCTTCGGCATTGCCTACCGCGCCGGCGCATTCCCGCCGCCGCCGGAGTCGCTGCGCAAGCGGGACTTCACCGTCAAGTTCCTGTCCCCGATGGCCCGTTCGCAGCGCCTCGAGGAGGTCGCTGCCATCGACCAGTACGTCGCCGGCACCGCGGCGATCGCGCAGTCCACGGGCGATCCGTCGATCTTCGACACCGTCGACCTGGTCGAGGCTCAGGCGTTCAAGGCGCAGGCGCTCGGCGTGCCGTCGCAGTGCGTCCCTGACAAACGGACGATCGAGAAGATTCGCCGCACCCGTGCCCAGCAGCAGCGCGCTGCCCAACAGCAGGCACAGGGCGAGCAGCTGCAGCAGGTTGCCGTTGAGACGGCGCTGAAGAGGCCGGCCGCCTGATGGCCGGCGAGATCGAAGTCACCCCGGAGATGTACGCGCGGGTCTTCGAGAACCACGCCGAGGGGGCGCTGGTGTTCGAGGACCTGGTGCGCCGATTCGGCGGCAATCCCTACGTGCGCGGCGACAAGGCTGCCGAGCGCGAAACCACGTACCGGGCAGGGCGACGCGCAGTTGTCGACTTCATGCTCGGGCGAATCAACCAGGCACACGGAGTGAACGATGCGTTCGATGAAGGCGATTCGACACAAGGTTCTTGAGCAGGCCGGTGCCGGCGGCGATGCCGGTGCCGGCGGTGGTGCTCCGGCTGGTGGTGCCGCTCCTGCTGCTGGCGCTGCGCCGGCGCCTGCGGCTGGCAACGTGATGGAG